GACGGCTCTCGAGCGCTCCGTTTAGTTCCGGAACGGACGTTCAAGCCCGCCGTCAAATTCGCGTTGAAAGAAACTTCTTCTTCCTACCAAGAAGTTGAAGACCGCGAAGACCTCTTGGGTCCGGTGTTCTGCCACAACATTCCACTCGTCACAGGTAACGACCTTTCATCGCTGCTTGCAGCTTTCGACAAGAGGTGCAATTATCATAGTAACGAGCGAGTTGCTGTACCAATAGTGAAGTCAGCTCAACTATTAGCTGACCTTGTCTTCCCAAATATGGAACCCTTTGATTGGACTGAAGATCTCTTTTCTGACTGGTTGTCAAAATTTCCAACTGAAAAGCAATCAAGGATGCAGACCGCTCTGCAAAACATCCATGAGGCCGATTTACGTAAACTTAGCACCAAAGATCTGATGGTGAAGTGCGAAGTTCTTTTAAAACGTAACGACCCAAGTTGGGCGCCGCGCGTCATTTACGTCGGTAGTGATGAATACAACCTACTGACCGGGCCTTTATTGAACCTTTTCAATAAGAGACTCGCAGCCGCGTTAGACAAGTTCTCCTGTCCTCAGATGGCCGTTTGTTTCTCGTATGGGAAGTCCGACTTAGAAATCGCCAATTTCTTGTCTGGTTCCCCCTTCCAAGATAATTTCTATGAAGGTGATTTTTCTGCGAATGACAAAACACAAGTACAGGACGTACGCGAGATTTTTGCATATTGGTTAAAACGGTCTGGTGCCCCTGATTGGTTCTGTGCTCTATACCTTACTTTGTCCTCTAAAATACCTGTTCAACATCGGGGTTTCGGTCTCTCGGCCACTGTTTCAAACCAGTTAGCCACCGGAGGGACTGACACTACTGCAAGGAACACGGTATGGAACATGAGTCAATGGTTCGGTTATTGCATACAACGCAAATTGACTAACACTCGCATCTGCGTGTTAGGTGATGATATAGCTATTAACTTAGGGCGACAATCGCTCGACTTGGAAGACTGGACACGTCATTGCGCAAAAGCTCGCATGATTTTGAAAGCAAAGCATTGCCGTTTTTATGCTCAGCTTACATTCCTGTCTCGGTTCTTCGTACCGGCCGGCTCCGAGTCGTGTATGGTCCCGCTCATCTGCAAGGCCTTGTGCCGTTTCAATGCACGTGCTAATCGCAACGAAGCAGTGGATGATGCCACCTACATGGCTGGGAAGTCGCTAAGTTATGCTTATGAATTTCGTCACCTACCGTACATATCTCAATTCTTCCTTCGGCGCTTTGATTCTTTAGGCGTCAACTTGGACAAGATCAAGTTGGATGACCTCACCTGGTTTTCGCGCTCTAACCAACAGAGTGCGGAAGGCTTGATGAAAGCTATCCGGGATGAACGCGTTCTCCTTAGTGAAGACGAGGTATTGGAAGTTGTGATGGCAAAATACGATCTCGGGTTATCAGACATGGACGACTTGCTCACTAGTATAGTGCTCTCTGACGAAGCTAAATTCTTGTCAGACGAAAGGTATTACCTCATGGCCCATGAGGTAGAGTGAATGTATTGCTTGGTCCCCGTTAAGGACCCGGTGTGGGAGATACCAGATGCC